CATCGCCGCCGATTTCTTCGCCCTCTACTTCAAGGACGAATGTAGGCGCCATATTGTCGGTTCCGCCTAGTCCAAGGTCTACCATGTTAATGCGAGATCAGCACGTGGCTTACGTGCGTTGTGTTGCGCCTGTCGAACATGTCCTTTCGGAGCAATACTTGGGGCGTGAGTTTCTTACCGGTCATGGTCCTGAGCGCTATGCTCGACGGTTGTGCTTTCTCCTTTCGGATGGCTTCCATCGACGGAAGCTTGATGATGTTGCCAACTTGTATGTTCGGTTTCGTCGGGTGGCGATTACGTATCGCAATTCCCAGCATCGGATTTTTGTATTCTCGATACGCCAACAACTCGTAGTAATCCCTTGCTACGGCGCGGTGATATCGCGTTTCGAATAATCCGCCGCCTTCAAGGGAGAATGGCGCATACGCCCTCAGATTTATAGTCAGACTCAATCCGCGTATACTACCAATTATCGTTGGATCTTCATATTGTATATCGGACAGCCCGTCGATTACGCAATCCATCATCTCCCAACCTTGGCCGACCCAGAAGGTCAGCACCGGCGGTCGATTCCCATACAGTTCGTCCGGTCTCGCCCATGACTCTAATAATTGAAAATCGGTTTCGGTCGAACCGGTTATTGAATCGTAATCGTGCATCACAATCCTAAACGAAAGCGTGTCGGCCGCTTGGTTCAAGAATTGCAGTATCTCTTTATTTCGACTCAACGCCATATGAGACGCGTAGTTGGGTTTTACATTTTTGGTAAGGTTTTGCGGCGCAAATTTACCTTGCATGGTCTGGAACGTCGTTTGATTAAGAAGAAACCACGCCTTCATCGTAGGGAATAAACTCATCCAGCCGCCCTCTTGACCGGCGCCGCTCCGTGTTCCAACATCGCGCGGCGCTGCCACGGAGTCGATTTGTACCCGGCCCTGTCGTGTATCTCTTGTTTGTGCCGCGCGGTCGCTACGTTCATCCCTTCGCCGTCAACGCACATTTGATTCTTGATATCTAAAGTTCTCTTGTCTTCTAAGTTCACCCCAACGTCGACCTTGGGCTGCTGCGCGGCCTTCCTCTTTTGTTGCGTTTTCAAATCGCCGATTGCTTCTACAAGTCCTTTCTTCTCTGCGATTTGCGCGGCGAAATTCGGGCTGCTCGATTGTACATCGACTTTCACAGCTTTCTCTTTGCTCTTCTCGTCAAGTGTTTCCGATGCTTTCCGCGCGGCCGTCTCAGAAGCCTTCTGTCTCTTTTCGTATTTGCTTTCCCCTTCGTACTTCATGCCTTCGTCCAACCAGCTCTGAATGCTGTTGATGTCGACGCCCATGAACTTCAAGCCTTCTTCAACATACGGTATCTTTCTAACGAGCTTCAGCAGCCCTCCAAGCGCTGCGCGAATCGGAAGCGTCAGCGCGTTGAATATCGCGATGCCGATTCGCTTAATGCCGCCCAGGAAGTCGCCTTCCATTATCTGCATGATACCGCCAAATACGTTTTCGAAAACCTTCTTGACTCCGATTATCGTGTTCTTTATTATGTGTACGACCGTGCTGATAACGTGGCCTACGCCTTTTACGACCCACTTGATTACCGTGGCGACCGTATGTAGTATCGCCAGTATCGCGGCGCCGACGACTTGGCCCGCTTCCGCCCATGCCGTGCTTGCTTGTTCGCTGGAACCAAATAGTTCTGCTGAGATTTCCGCTATTGCCGCTTTGATTTCTCCGAACACAGTTAAGAATGTATCTTTAACGGAATTCCACATATCAGCGACGACTTCGATAAACGAATCAAGGTTGACTCTTATTGTGTCGATCACGGACACCAGGAATTCCAACGGCCCTTCAAGAACATTCATTATCACTTCCGCGACGGTTGTCACGACGCTTACGATAAGGTCTATTACTGCGATGAGCGCGTCAGACACCCAAACGATTCCGTCGACTATTGCGCCGCCAACAGCGCCCCAACTTATCTCCATTTCCGAAATACCTTGGAACCAATGCCCGAAGATTTCGTTGAATTTCGCTTTGATCTTGGCTGCTGTATTTTCGATACGGGAAACAACACTGGTCCAAAGCGCCATCCATCGTTCTTTGATTCCTCCAACGACTTCATCCCAACGCGCCTGGAAGCCCGCGATGATTTCCTTTGCAGCGTTATAAAAATCCATCGCTGCCGTTTTGATATCGCCCCACAACCGCGTCATCGTTTCGCCGAATGATTCGCCCTCTTTCCGATAGAACGCGAAGGCGACTCCCAACGCTACAATCGCCAATGTAATAGGCCAAAAAGCTGCGGCGAGAGCGGCGAGCGCGCCCTTGATAACCGTCAAAGCGCCGACGGCGATCATCTTCAACCCAACGAACGCTTTTGCCAATCCGCCTATGATGAAACTGAACGCGTAGGCGGCGAGCGCGACGGGAACGATTGCGGCCGCGATGATGGCGAAGTACGTTGCGTACTTTCCAAGGGATCGCAACCCGTCCTTTCCCAACCTCGATTCGAGAACCTTGCCGAATTCCTTGACGTTCGAAACGAGACCTTCCCAGGCTTCGATGATACCGTTAACGGCGTCCTGTACCCCTAACGCTATTTGTACCGCCGCCGCGCCGTGTTTCCGCTCTATCTCTTGTAGTTTCTCGATGCTGAAGATTTCGGCCCGAAGCTTGTCGGCTTGTTTCGCCTTTTCGGCTTCGATCATCATGAGATTATCCATGGATTGAATCATGGCTTCTCTCTCGGCCTTCGTCATCGTCTTGTTGCTCGCCAAGGCTTCTTCTAAAACGCGCTGTCTCAACCACTTCTGCGCTTCGGCCGCGCCTTTGGCACTGCTGAAAGCGATGTCGACGTATTTCTGCGCTTCGGTTTTTCGCGCTGCCGTCATCGACTTGATTTGGCTATCCATCATCTTTCGGCGAGCGTCGCCAAGCTGATCTTCGGTCTTTACGTTGGCCGCCGCCAACTGAGCGGTCTTGATCATTTCCCCGCGTCGCCGCGACTCAGCTTCGAAGGAAGCCAAGACACCGCGCTTGCGTGCTTCGATTTGAGCGCGCGATAAATCCTCTTCACTCATCTGCATGCGGTTTAGAACCTGTATAGCGCTGCGCGTAGACTTGGCGTAATTTTCCATCGCCCCGGCCGCTTGCAGACGTTCATTCGCCGTCTTGGCGATAAGCTGGGCGCTCGCCGCGTTCTGTTTGCTTTCTTCCGCTTTAATATCGTTCAGCGCATCAAGGCTAAATAGGACGTTATTCAACCCGGTTGTCATCTCTTCTACGACCGGCGTGAAAGACTTCAACATCGGCGCGAATAGCCCGATACTCAACGACTCGACCGAAGCGCCAAACAGCGTCAAGCGACCCAAGAAATTATCCAAGCGTTTTTCGGCCGCTTCCGCCGCCGCGCCGATTCCGTAAGACGCCGCGATGAGCTTGTTCTCCAAGTCGTCTATCGCTTCTTTCCCTTGAATCTTTAAAGCGTTGTAGGCTTTGACGCCTCTCAATCCGAAAAACTCCACGGACATTGCGGCGCGCTCTGCCGCGCTTGGTATCGCGTCCATCTTCGTAGAGATTTCGTGGATTATAGTCGAAATCGGTTTGAGTTCTTTGTTGCTATCTTCTAGAGAAATTCCCCATTTCTCCATAGCGGCTTCAGCTTTACCGCTCGGTTTAACAATCTTGTTCATCATATTTACAAACGAGGTACCAGCGATAGAACCTTTCAGACCGGCGTCGCCAAGCTTGCCGAATATAGCAGAAGTCTCTTCCAGAGATATATCGAGACCTTTTGCCATTGCAGCGCCATATTTAAATGACTCCCCTAACATAGTTATATTGGTGTTCGCGCTGGCGGATGTAAGTGCAAGGACGTCTGCGACGTGCGCGGCGTCGCTCCATTGTAGGTCCATCGCCTTGACGGTCTGGGCGACAATATTCGATGCTGTTGCTAGGTCGATAGAATCGGCGGCGGCGGCATTCATCGTACCGCCCAGCGCTGCAATTATTTGGTCGGCGTTCGCGCCCGCCCGCGCGAGATGCTCCATGGCTTCCCCGGCCTGGGTCGCGCTAAAGACCGAAACGATTCCCATTCGCTTCGCTTCTTTATTCAACTTCGCCATGTCCTGTTCGTTCGCGCGCGTAATAGCGCCGACGGCAGACATCTGTTTCTCGAATTGGGCAGCCTTTACGATTCCAGCGCCGACGGCCACCGTAAGCGGCAAGGCTCCTAGTGCCGCGTTACGAAGCCCCGCACCCAATTGTCGGGCGCCTGCTGCCATTTGCGTAGCGCCCTGTCGCATCACCATTGACGCGCGGCTTACGGCAGCTCCCATACGCGAGACGGCAGCCGGCGCTTGGTTCGCCGTTTTTACAAATTGTGTTAATGAGTTGCGTGCTTTACCGGTCTCGGAAACGAACGGCTTGCTATCAGCCGTGATAATGGCGCCTAAACCATATCTCTCTAATGCCACAATTCCCTCTTAACTAACATGTTTCCAAGTATTTCTATTTATAGCGTTAAACATAGCAGGAGTTGAAACGCCGTATTTAATAGCTAAAGAAGTTATGGACGAACCTTGGTTATGTTTATCTCTTGCGTTTTTCACGATAATTTCGGTCAATTTACTTAATGGATTTTCACTCCCTCTTTTAAGTTTATTTGGGCGCTTCCTCGAACCATTATTATCGCCGTTCGCCGTTCTCCCCTTCCGAACGCAATCCTTCATATTCTCTTTTTGAGTTCCTAACCAAAGATGATCAGGATTTACGCATCGAGGATTGTCGCATGTATGGCAAACCATCTTCCCTTCGGGAATCAAACCTTTAAAAAACTCGTAAGAAAAACGATGCGTTCGTTTTTGTTTGGTATTACTAACGCGAAAAATTCCATAATCGTCACCATCTTTACCGGCAGTCCATTCCCAACAACCGTTTGGCGCGTTTTTATCGACCTTTTCAAAAAATCGCTGTTCGACTGTTTTCCTCATTCATCACCTTCGACGGCCGGATTTCCCTTTCGTCGATTTCTTTATTTCGTCTGTTTCTCTTTTAAGCTGTTTGTGCAGCCTATCCAAGTACCACCTTCTATCAATCGACAACATAGTTTCCACATCTCTGTAAGTCATTCCTTCCATACAATAAGTCAACGCGAAAACTTCTTCCCTCAGGTCGTCGACGGAGTTCAGCGGGAAGAAGCGCCGAAAAAATTATCATAAGACCAATCGATAGGCATCACGTATTTCGAACGACATTTGGGGCATTCGCCCTCGATAGCCATGTTCGGACCGATGGCGTTCTTGTCCATCTGCACCGTGATGCTTTCTATATCGGCCTTTCCCATTTCGTCCAACTCGTTCACGGAAAGAACGACTTGTTCGGCGTCGCTTTTATTTCCGATTCCGATAATGCAACCGAGTATCATACCGGCTTTCGCCGTCCCGATATTCAACCCGCCGATTCCCTTCATGTTCTCCAACGTCGTCCATCGCGGCGGTCCCATAAGCAATTCCGAAACCATATTGCTGCGTATCTCGAAAGGCTCCCGGAGCTTGTACACCCACTTCGCAGCCTCCAGCGTGTCGCACGTATCGACTTCGAGAGTGGTAAGATTCGCAACGAATTTGAAGTCATTCGAACAATTTGGACATTTGATGCTGAGCTTGAGTTCCTCTCCGAGTGATTTGAATCTCAACCACGTGTAGAGGTAGAATACATCTCCGACGAACATCTGCGATATGTGGATGAGTTTTTCCGGATGTTTGAGTTTTTCGAAATCGTGGTTGCCGACCGACGTACACATCGACGCAAGAACCGATGCGACGAATTCCCCGACACTATCGCCTCGCTGTTGATCGCGAAGCTCGCCAAGTTGACGTTCTTCTTTCATCCTCCATCGTTTGACTTCGAATGACTTCGCGTATCCGCCGTCCGGCGTCAGTATCCCGAGCGGCATCGTCGGACCGAGTTCACTCAGTGTTGTGCGTTTGATCTTCTTTTCGGAACCCTTGCCCTTGACTTCTTTGTTTTTCTCTTGAGTCACGGTTCACCTCCAATTAGCTGTGCTTTTGTAAAGCCCAACCGTGTTTGTTAATCGGCTTGCGCCTTTGTTTACAGCGGTAAAATTTGGTCAACGCTGAGCGTCCATTCTACCAACGCCAGCTCGCCTTCATTGACCATCTCTCTATCCGGAAGAACCCGCTTCTTCGGAAAGAGACCCACCAACGATTTCGAAGCGATCGTGGAACCGCTGATTGACATCGCCAGCAACGTTGCGACCTTTTTATAGGTCGGAAGTACGGGGTCAGTCGACTCTTGCAGCCACAACGCCATCGCCGCTTGTTCGACGACATGGTGTTCGGGAATCATGATGGTGAACTCCGAAGCCTTTTGCTGGCCGCCCGAAACCACTGTTCGGTCGGGCATTTCGGCCGTCACGAGTTCCGTTTCCAAACCGCTGATTTCGACAACGGTCAGCGGCGGTAACCCGAGTACCAGAAATTGGTATTTGTTCGTCGGGATGTGATCGGGATTGATATCGCCTAACATTTATTTATCTCCTTTTGCGGTCGCGCAACACAACCAATTAAAATTGTTTCCCGACAACAAAGACCGAAAGAACAAGAGTCGTTGCCGTGCTGTCATCCAATTCGACGTTCGCATACAATGTGTCGTCGCCCGCAATTTCGGACGCGGCCTCTGCCAGCGGAATACGTCGTGATTTGCCTGCTGCATCTAATCCGGTTAACGCTTGCGCCGAAAGAATTTCAGCGCCGTCCGATGTGATTCCAACATTGACCGTACCATCCCCAGCCACGGAACCGGTAGCGGAAATCACGGTGATAACAACTTCCGACGGAACGAAAACTTTCCCCGAATTGCCGCTGATAACACCGGATACTTCCGCTTCATCGGTTTGCGCCGGAAGATTTTCGCACGCTGCTTGCGCTTGATTGTCTTGCGCCGCCAAACCGTCGATTGCGCCTTGTACGGTAGTCGGAGACGCGTTCCAATCCGCCGGTGTCGTCGGAGTATAAGGGAATTCGGACGTAGTGTCCATCCCGTTTACTTTTGCTATCAGGGCGTTTAAACGCTCTTTCGCCACACCGTGTTCCGGACCGATGCCAATTCCAGAAATATCATCATCAGTAAATTGAGATATACTCGCCATAATTTCCTCCGTTCATAAGTTCGGACTAATCGCCGAACCAGTTACAATCAGCCTTACCCGGCCGCTTCGAAAATTCCCTGTTTACCGATACGGATGATGAATCTCTCGATGGTATCGGCGAGTCTCAGTTTCACTTCGGCGATCATATCACCCGCCGCTCGAACTGCGTCGGTGTTGAGCTCCTCATCGAGCTTAATGACCGCCGCTTCGTCAAAGGTGTCGCCCCGAATCGCCCGTTTCGGCAACCACTCGGGAATGAAGAAGCTCTTCAAAGCTGCTAGCGCAAGCTTCTCGTTTTCCTTGTCGTTGATCATAAACACGATCCAATCGAAGGACTCTTGTAGAACATGTTCGTAGTAGGACATCTGCTCTCGTTGGTGTTTCCATTTCCATGTCGGGTCTGTATTGAGCGTACGATCTCCCCAGATGATGAAGTTCCCCTTGCTCTTCTTGATGACCGCGATTCCGACCGGGTTCAACATTTCCTCGTTCAGTATCGCGTCTGCTGTCGGTATGTCCAACAACCGAGGCAGTTTGGCGTCGATACCGGCCTGGGCCTTATGGTAGCCGTTGTAGTCGGCGGCGATGCGCGCTTCGCGACCGTGAATCATCCCGGTCGCCGGAATGGTTTTCGTCTTGCCGTCAGAACTCGCCGGGTCAGGAACGTCGCCGTAACTCGGGAAGGCCACCACGGCGAAATCGGAACGCCCCAGCGTGTCGTTGATCTGCGCGATGGCGCCGTCTTCCGTCACGACGTTCGAAGGAATTTCGTAACGGTACTGATGATTCTTGGCTTCCGCGTACGCCACGCCCGCTTTCTGAACCGCAGTCGAAGTGATTCCCGGCGTCGCGAACTTCACCAACCCCATGTTCTTCCCGAAGATTCGGTTGAACGGCGAACTTCCGACGTCCCAAGCTTGCTGCGTGAAGTCGGTGTCGACGATGTCGGCGTGACCGTCCCGTCCGCCGGCCATTTCCAATGGAGCGACGATCATGAATTCGTCGCCGGGCGCGCCGTCAACCGTCATATCCGAACCGTCCGCAACAGTCACGCTGTCGTGGTCGTTGTCGACGATTCGGAAACGGGTCGATTTCGCGTTCGCCTTGTCCGGGTAACAATACCCGCCGATGAGCGCGTCCGCAACGAATGGCTTGTAGTTGATGACGAGGGTGTCGGCGGCGACCAGCGGCGTGGTGCCCGCAGTTATGGTGAATTCCGGCGTCCACTTATTACTGGGAACGTAAGTCGTACCCAAAGCGATCGTTGCGCCCAAATCGCCGAACTTGTCGCTGGCGACCGTTCCCGTGATCGGGTCGGTCATCGTGACGGTGATTTTCTGCGCGACCATATCGTCATCGGTAGCATCGAAAGCGAATGTTGGATCGCCGGCGCCAACGGGCGAGTTGATCGTGAAATCGTGAATTATCGCGGTGAGGACCGTTGCCGTCGCGGTATCGATGATACCGTAATGGTTCGCAGGTCGAACCGCCGGAACGTGAGCGCCCGTCCAAAGGTCCGTTGCGGTGACTTCGTCGTTCCCGCCGTCGTTGTTGATTACGTCGACCCAATACCGTCCGCTGGCTGGGGCCGTGCTCAGGTTGCCGTACTTCTTGACGAAGTTGCCGTCAACGAAAACGGTCATCGCGAATTCGGTGGTGGGGTTTTCTTCCCCGTCTTCGAACATGATGCTGAGCGCCTTTTCGTCGTTCTCTACCACGAGGTAATAACGCAAGCTGCTTCCGCTGAGGCCGTTGTAGTCGTCCAGCATCGTTTGGTCGGCGGCGACCGTGACGACACCTGCGTCGTCGTTTCCGACGATGGGATAGCGCGTGTTCGGGACATCTTCCAATTCGATGTAACCGCCGACCCATTCATCAGTCTGCATCGCCGTCCCCGTATCGAGAGTGATGTTGGTAAGGTCCGTGATAAGCGCCATCTCGTCCGTCAAGCGGTTTTCTTTCCCGCCCCAACGCCCGCCGTTCTTGGCTTGCAACGTTCCCATCGGGGTAAGAAGCGAACCCATGCGAGCGTACAACGTCATCGATGCCTGTTGCTCGTTTCCGTCGGTGACGCGAATCAACATGAGGCCGCCGGCGCCTGCTGCTAGGCCGTAATAGTCCGAAGCGCAATCGGGAAGCATGGAATCGTCGATGAGTCCGCCGCACTTCTTCTCGAAGACTTTCTTGTTTTGCGCGTTGATGAGTTCGCCAACCGGTCCCTTTTCTAACAACCCGGCGTATCCGGCCCAACCGAGCGCGCCCGGTTCGATTGCTTTCTCGCCTTCCAACTCGATAACCGCGACGCCTGCGCCCCTTGTCGGGCCGTATCGTTTCTGTGCCATGGGTCATTTCTCCTTTAGTCTCTATACGGTCACGTTCATGTCGCCCGCAATTTTGAAGTTTCTAACGGCGAATACATCCACCGCGCCTCGTTCATAATATAACGTACCTACTAGGCGAAACCGAAGTTTTCCAGCATGTATCCCATTACCGCTTACCCCCGTTTGACCGTCATATTCATCCACTAACCATAATCTGAATTTCTCATCGATACCCCATGACGTTAACGTGGGATTATTCGCAAAAAATCTTTTCAGTTCGTCTGCCGCCCGCGCTTGATCTCTTGCGCTATCTGTGACGACGCTCAAAGTCACTTCCATATCGCTTCTATCGGGCGGCAGCACTTTCACCCCTTCGCCGGTATCCTTGTTTGTTACGGAATCGCTTCTGGACAATTCGGTGGTGTTGATGAGATTTACATTACTCAGGATCAGCGATGGAACTTTATCCACTTCGTGGTATTCCAATCCGGTTGTAACGGCAACTTCCGGTTCGTATGTGAATTTTATCCAAACGATTTTTCCCGTGTCAACGGACGACGATAGCGTTATCACTTGATTTACATCGTCGTATGACTGCAACAAATCAACAAAGTGATCCGGATCGTCGGTGTGGTCGTATACAGAATCGATGTCTATTATGTTATACGGCGTCTCCAACGGGAAATCGTTTATCAAATCTATGGTCGTTGTAGCCGAATCAAGCGTGATCGGATAATCCGTAATCGGACGAACTTGCGCTTTCAGTTGTCGCACTATCGTACGATACAAATAATCGTCTTGGTGCGATACGTTAGACGAGTACAAAATCTTTACAGCTTTAACTATCGGCGTTTGCGTTTCATCGGTCGTGTATAAATTTATGACGACGCCAAGCATCTTTGAAGTTACAGGGAACGTCGAAATGTTGTTTGCGATTTCGGCTTCGGTATTCCAATTGACAGTATCAACCACCCACGTCGAACCGTTGTGCCAATATTCATCCGTCCCGTCATGTAGTCGAAAATTAACACCAGTTACGATTGTAATGTATTCGTCCGCATCGCGTCCGTTCTCAACTACACACTCGAACCCCAACCATTGTTTAATGCTATTCGGGTTTGCCGCCCAAGTCTTCGCGTACAAATCGGCGGCTGTTGGGTAAACGCTCGCCGTCTCGACAAGTTTCAAATAGTGATCCTTAGCGTCCAACCTAACGTTGGTTCCGAATTCCATATCCCCGCGAACATCGTTCGTGAAGTTGAAACGCTTTATAAGCTTCTTCAGCCTCATGACTGTCTCATTTCTTTAAACGCCGTTGCCAGTGCTCCGTCCCATAATCGAGATGCGATTTTCTGTAATTCGCCTTTGTTCCAAACGTTTTTTATAAACGGTCTGGACGTCATGGTTATAACCGTCGTGCTCGCTTTCAATGGGTACCATCCTCCGGGCATTTTATCCCAAAGCTCTTTGGCTCTCCCTACCAAGTCTACAGACGGCCGCTGCCCCTTTAACCACAAGACGTAAAACAACCCTCGCATCTTCTTAGTGACTTTAATCGACACGCCTTCATGTATTGTAAGAGCTATGTCGTAATCGTCGTCAGTTTGTAACACGCCGATGAATACAGTGAAATCATTTACGACCTTCGATGTTATTGCTTTGAAAAGCGGCGCGCCCGGCCTGTCGCCTTTCAAAGGTTCATTCTTCCCGCCCTTCAAAGCAACTGTAAGCGGCCGATTCGGTTCGTAATTGCCACTGGATATTTCGTCTCTGATAAGAGCTTCCCCCTTTTTGCCGATTAACATCGTGGCGCGCTTGATATGTTTACGCACCGTAGGACCGCTTCTAACCAAAGCTTTCTCAAGCCGCTTCCAGTCCTTGGAGAGTTTTATTTTCGTTGCTCCCGGCACGGTCTAGGTATCCCTCGATGGCGCTCTGTCGCTGAAGTACACCTTTACCATCGTCGAACCGCCTTGGTCCGTGTAGTGTCCACAGGGCTTCGTCGCGATGATGTACAATTTCACGTCTTGCCAACCGATTTTTTTTATCTCGTCTTGCCGTTTCGGCACGACGCTTTTCGAATTCAAATCCACCCACCTAAATAGAATGTAACCGCTGGCGCTCAACTTTGTTCCGCCTGGACCTATAACTACATCATCTTTCAGGTCCCAAGATACTTGCCCCATCACCGTTTCGGTCGAAGCGCGGGCGGCTTGTTTTATCGGCTCTCTCGTATCCTCGTCATATATCGTTTCACCGGCGATCCATTGCGATATTATGATTTTGACCGGATGTAGGAGATTGGGAAGTACCATCGTCGCTCCTATTTGTAAGACCAATGCGCCGGAGTCGCCAACCCGATAGGCGCCCGAAACATCTTGATGATCTCGATTATCTCTTGATCGTCGGTGATTCCTGTCATATACGGCGAACGCTTCGAGACTTCCGCGCCCGACTGCGCATACTTCCTCTTGTGGCTGTCGGTCCATTCTTCCATTATCGTGCCGATTATCGGCGGCGGCGGCGTGGGCGACGAACCAGGGTCTTCCACATACACCGGTTTCGTCAATTTCTCTATCACCAATTTTAACAACGCTCGCTGGATTGGTTTGGGAACCGTCATATCTTCTTCGACATAACCGAACACGCCCTTGATTTCGTGATTCTGTCTTCCCTTTCGAAAGCGCATATCCCCGGCTTGAATCGGCGCCGAAAAAATATCGCGATTATTACAAGAGCGAATCAGCTTGATGCGCGGATTTCTACGGTCATCGGGATATGTAATCCCGTTGTACGCTCTGTACATTGTGGTTTCGAGAGCGTTAACGTCGTTATTCAGTTTTACGTATTCTATGCTTATGATCGGAACGCCGAAATGAATTGTATCGGAATCGGTACCATCCAAGCCAAGCACCAACGTTTTCGGAACGAACCATTGTCTACAAGCCCTATCAAGGATAGATTGCCACAACTCGATTGACGATTGAACTGCTGCGTCCGGATACGCCGTTATATCCGCGAGACCGGCGTCGCGAACGTCCTGGACCGTTATGTAAGTGTCTACGGTCGAACCGGCCGATTGCACTAACACTTCGAAGTCTTCCGCTGCTTGCTGATACGGCGCTCCGGAGCTTATTTTCCATCGCCAAAAAATCCGATGCGTTCCGACGGTTGCCGAGATTGGCGGCGTATACCCGTTACCTGCCGTATTGTCGTACGCATAGTAGGACCCAGGACTGAAGTTCCCCGGCGCGATAGTAACACCCTCCCAATCGCCTGGTGTAGACGGGAACACTTGAGTCCCTGGAAGCCCGCCGGTGATATCGAATATTTGGAATCCAACCTCGTAAGCGTCCGTGAGAACGCCGTTTACAGTTATGAACCAATTCAATATCGAAGTGGTGTTTTCTTGTTCTCTCGCTAAAGCGGGCATAGTTGCTCCTTACAGGACACCCATCCAAAAGCTCTTATGTGTCTCTTTCCAACCGCCGAATATTTCCGGTTCTCCCAGAGCCTTCTTCGTCTTGTGACTGCCGCTACACCCTTTCTCTTCGTCTTCGTCTTCCATTTCCTCTTTCTTCTTCGCCTTGGCGACAGTCATTCCGGGCTTGGGTTTGAAAGAGGTGACGCGTTCAACTTCCACGGTATCGCCGAATTCGAATTTGCCCAACTTGTCGCGCGTGTACGCGAAGGCGTAATACTTCGACACGTCTTCGCTTTTGTACGCCGACATGACGACTTTATCGCCGAACGCTTCGACCATCCACGCGCCGCCGCTCCCTTTCGCGACATTGAGCTTTTTCATAACGTGCTCTCTGGCTGCTCCGGAAAGGCGTTGGGTAAACATCCCCAGCGATTCTCCCGTGCCCAACGTAACTGCCGCCTTGTGAACTATAACATCCATCGTTGTCGTTTCTTTTTTGCTCATTTCGTACTCCTTATGGATACGCGTTATTCGGATGGAAGGGCGAACCGACCACGCCCTCCAATTCTATTATTTCTCGATAAAAGGCTTGTAATGTGTCTCCTACTTGCGGTGCGATATCAGTCGTTATGGTTATCGGCGGAGTTTCAACCCAACCTTGTAATTCATCCCCGGGCTCAGCAATTACTTGCCCATTCCATATCAATCGTAATGTACCGCCAACATATTCCGATGGGGTCGTAAACACTCTATTTACGCCATCCACATCGCCGTTCAACGATAATATACTTGAAGTCGTCATACCAACCACGCTCCGCTTCTCTGTTTACGAAAATCGAGATAATCATTTCCGTCTTCAAGCGTTCGAAATCTAGCCAAGGGCGTATTCACATACCCAGTAGACGTTTGCACTATCATCCCCCACAACGGTACGTATTCTACAAATGCCATCCCTGCTTTAGATAAAGCATTCAGCTCCGTTTTCATTCCCTCCCTGGCTTGTCCCAAATTCGTATAAATATTTTGACCTTGTACGCCCATAATGTGTTTAGTTATATCAGTTGTAGAGAAATATAACATTATAAAGAAATCGTTATTGGGAGCTTCCACCAAATCCCAAATCGAACCGTTGAAATAATTGTAAGGCGGCCTAACGCCGGAGTAACCGGCCGTCCCATCGTATATCAATGGAAAATTATCGGCTGATTTCTCTCTCCAATCGCCGCCGCCGTATCTATAAAATATGGGTATGTTGGCTGGGAACGAATACTCCGGTATCACTTTTACCACATCTTCGTCCCCCATTTCTCCTACGGTCGAAGAAAACTGTATTGACGAATCCAAATCGCCGCTAGCATCCGTATTTATGTTTTCCACTTCCATTCCCGAATTATAAACAGCGCCCAACTTGTGTAAATGTAAATGAGTTTTCCCGGACATATGGTAACCATGTCGTTCATCAGCAAAAACAATAGCTTCTTGCGCCGATACAGACCAATATACGTAAGCAACGAAAGCATATCTTATTATCACGTCTGTTGAAATCGACGCAGCATCTTGTAAAACGCCGTTATCATCATAATAAATAGCGTGCGTCCCCTCCACATCGCTTATTACAATATTTTCTGATGTTTCCTTTACAAAGCGTCTCCCCGATGTATAAAACCAAAAATTCGGTTGGCCGCCTTGCGGTTCGATAGTAAATGTACGCGTCGCATTTGAAAAAGATATATCGCCATCGGATAAACCGCCCTTGTTATCAACACCTCTATGAAATCCCGATGGATCGTAATCATCTACGAGCCATTTCATTTCATATTTATCCCACGCGGGAACGGACGAATTATATTTCAGAAATTGATTGCTATCTAATGTAGAATTCCTTACATTAACGTCATTCAAGTTTGCTAAATCTTGTATTATTCGCACGCGGACGCCAATTAACCCGTCATTAGGGTGGGAATACAGAACTATTCCGCACACGACGCCAGGGTTAGGAGACGCCGGTTGTGTTGTTTGAAAACTGCCCGGCACGGTCTCTGAAACGTATAATATATCTCCATTGCCGTATGTCGAAGTATCAACGTCGCGAACGGCTCCGAATGTAGTTACCAAACCAACTGTATTATTAGGAATATCGTGTGTTGCGACGCCGATTGTAAGTCTAGCATACGCCGATGACGCATCGGCGAGAACAACTGTCGGGATGCTCCCTATTACACCCGCGTAACGCACCGATTGGCCGTTCAATATTGTGGCGCCGGTTGTATTTCTCGCCTTCATCATCATCTCTTGGCCGACTTGAATTATAACGCCCGTTTGGTCGGTATAAACATCCAGGGTCCCGGCGTCGTCATTCCATTGCATCCTCCCGGGAACGTGAGAAGACGGATCGGATGGGGTTAGATCAAACCCCATGTGATTTATATTTTCAAAACTTGGATCGGACGTTGATATCAACGTCCAAACGTTTGGCGCGATGGAATTAAGCATCCACAGCGAACCATCTTCTTGCCACGCGAATCCTCCGAGATCATAATCATCGAAATCAGTTGCTGCTTCCCGTTCGGCCGTATCCACATACGTCCAATTTATCGGCGGGTGACGCCGTTGTAATTCTCTGTGTCTTACCATTTCAACTTCCAACCACGACGTTGCCATCCGATATTACAACAGTCGCTTCGTCCACTACGATGGTATCGGCATCGAAGTGATTAGAAGCAATTGATAGTAAATTTTTAAGCGACGCGGGCGATGCAAAAACAGTCGCTATATTGTCGTGCCAATTCCCTTCGTCGTCGCCATGGATGATTCTTTTGATCTGACTTAAAAGTGCGTGTGATACTGTCTCTAACGATTCGGCGTTTTCAGAATCAACAATTGCAGCAGCATCCAACGTGTCATCGAAATCATCCAACGGATGTATCTGTATCAGCCTTTGTCTCGTAGTCATCTATAATTCCCTTATATATATTGCAGTTGTCTGGATTTTCGCTACAAAACTGTACCACGATAGCGATCCGCGTTCCTCCCCACTGAGCAGCTTATCCTCCATTTACTTTAATCTTGCACGCAGTGAATGTGCGTACCGTTTGGGTTGCCGATAGTACAAAAATCAACCCGCGCATTATTCCACCCAGCACCCCAGGAAGCTACGGCACCACGCAAAGCAAGATGATTCACGTTAGTGTCTGCTGAGTTTGGATACCATACGTTACTGTAGATAGTCATTCCGCCTAAATCTCCAGGATCGGATTCGGAACTTGCCTCTCTATAAGTGGTTATGTCGTCCTCTGTTGCGTCCCCGGTTGCTTCACGACCAAGCGCACGGCCTTTGGTTCCCGTGGCCGAACAGATCTCCGGATACCCAAACAAATTACAGGTTATCACTGCATGAGTTTTGACAGCGACGTCAGTGGACAAAATACCAACCGCCTTACCTAGTGATACCGAATTGTCTTCAATGTCGATAACATCCCCGCTTAGGATAGCATCAATCAAAAAAGTGTCGTTGATCTCCTCCTCTGCTTCGCAAGCGAAAGAAAACATAAACACAAACACAAACATAAATAGGGTTAATTTTTTCATCTTGTTATTTCGTACCTTTCTGGGGTTTCCTTGTTTTTTATTTTTCGATCAATTGCTGTCCGCGTGTCTTCGTTGTGGCAACGCAAAACTTTGCCCGGCGGAATCAACACGTGTGGGTTGATCGGATCTCCGTTACAGTCGGTTTGCTGTGACTCTTGTACTTCTCCGCCTTCAATGATTTCCCCTGATTCGTCTATTTCAACAAAAAATCTTTTTTTTGCAACCCTTATGCACCCTGCTTCGATCATGTCATCTTCAAAAGCCATCTGTGATCTCCTAATTTAGATGTAACGTGCATCCGCGCAATACCAAAGCTGCGACTGCTGCGTCACTAGCAGTCGTACGTGCTGGGTTTGTTCCGTCTAAACGTATTGTGCAACCCGACCAACTAGCAGCATTTAAATCAATCAGCCACCGATCAACCTCAGCCGCTGTCGTTACTGTGCTATTGAAACTAAACGTGCCTGAATTTGCGGTTGACCAAGTATACCCAGCATATGTAACTGGATTGGAATATATTGAGCACGTGGTCAATGGCAGTAGTACTAGAGGCGATATATCTATTATCGAGTTACCTCGAGCAGAAATCAAAGTAAGATTTGAAGATTTTCTTAATGAAGATATCTCAATTATGTTGTTGTCGTAAATATAAAGTATTTCCAACAAAATGAAAGCATTTTTATACAATGATATAGTATTTCCGCTAATGTCGACTGACGAAACCGCATCAATATCGCCTGTTACGGAAACTATTCTTTCTGTTCCGTCATTAACGTAGGAAAAAACAACACTTATACCAGGTCCAAGTAAAGTTTTTTCCTGTTTGCCCGTACCGTCACCAGGATCACAGTAGATCACCGCACCGTTAGTCCCACGGAATGTAGAGGTAAACGTGCCAGAGTGGGTGTGCGTAATAGTCGAAGTTGGAACGCCAGCAGCGGCCGCCCCGCCGCGCCACCGGTCAAGCACGTGTTTTGGCAGAGGAAGCACTACAACCTCACGGTTGTTTCTAACAATTCAGAAACCCACAATTTGCCGTCAGAAGTTTCATCGGCACCTCTTATTATAGCGAGATCAACATCCTTATCGGGAGTAACGGCGTAAAATTGATTTGGCGGAAGATAAAAATCGTCAGCAGTAACAGTCGGAGCGCTACCCGAAGTACCAAATTTAAGGTGCGCTGTTTCATTAGATATAAGAATATACATTTTTCCGGCAAGAAGATTCCCGGAATATGGCTGCGAAGCGTCCGTTGTGGCTTGGGGCGTAAGCGACTTTGGAATCCCAACAATTGATTGATTTAATTTTTGTATATCGACGGGCATCTTCTCTCCCTTCTTGAATGGTCGTCATCCGACGTTAGGATTATAACGTTGTTCTCCAATTTCTCGTAAGGTTACTCTTGCGGAGGGCTGATGTGCGTACGCCATTATCTGAAGTTGAACGTTCCCGGCGCTACAAACCAATTTTTCGCCGCCGTTAACGCCGTTTTCGCCATTACTTACAGAGTTTTCTATAGCAAAACTAATTCTGTCAAATGAATGCGGGCGCACCAACGTATATTGGTTGCCTGTATAGCTGAAACGCCCATTGTCTTCTATCTCGCCGCATACGGGACAGACCAAGGTTGCCACTCGCTTACAACCTTGCGTAGGACATCGGTGACGGCGCGTATAACGACGCATTACCGTTATACCGGTTACCGACTTTTGGAAGTCGTAATTGCTCATCATTCCTACAAGCTCTCTTGCTTGTTCTTCGTTTCCTAAGTCAAGTCTGAAAGTCTTACCGTCTGATGTGTTTATTCTTATCATGAGGTATCCTTATTGGCTAACAACCAAACAAGGTTCGCTGTAAGTAAACGGGCTACTTTTTCTTTTTGCCGCTCCTGCTCTCGGGCTCAGGCTCGGGAGGCGGCGGACTCATCGCGGGCACGGGCGCCGGGTTTCCTTTCCCCTTCCCCTCTACCAACGCCTTCGCCCTTTGCTTAGCCTTAGACATTCGGTCTTTCGGCCGCTTCTTCGCGGGCGCTTTCTTCGCTTTAGCGGCCCTTTCGAGCACCAAACGTGACGGTTTGTCTTCCATTTGGATTACCGAGAGAAGCTGAGAGAATCGCTTGTGGTTCTTCTGAATCCACTCCAATTCTCCCTTGGTGATTCTCTTTGTCGTCCCTGGAACGAAATATAGGGCGCCGGGTTTCGAACGATCAACATCTTCGCCAAATTCAATCTGACGAGGTTGAATGTTCTTCGGCACTTGTACTAACGGCATGGCAACCTCCGTCCAATCCGAATGTTGTTACTGATCGTTATCCACGATTCTATCGATCAGTTCTTTCTTGGTACCGCCGACGTCCAAGCCCATCTCAGCGGCGATTTCTTTCAACTCCGCTTTCTTGTGGCCTTCCAAGTCCTCTGCGGTGTAAGCTTCTTCGCCGTCGCCATCGTCGGCGTTGTCCTCGGGATCAACGTCCTTCGAAGGATCGGGTTCCGGCTCTTTCACTTTAGGCTTCTTGGCATCTAGGACGGTTACCGAAAAACACGCTTGACCTTTGTAGTACATGATGTCGGCCGGAACGGTCAGAATTTTCGGCTGACCTTTCGTGAACTTCCGACCATTCCCCTCGTGGGTCAAGCTACCTTTTAATTCCACTCTTGCTCTCATCACCATTTTTGCCTCCAATTAATGGCTACTATGTTTCACCTTGTGGCGTAACGGGCAGCGATTTTACCGCCCCACCGCAGATGTTAGACGTTCTGCCCGATGTTACGTACCTTGACGAGCGCATCTACTTCTTCGATTTGGACGGCGACCTTCGCGCTGATGGCGTACTGGTTAACGCCCTTGAAAATGTCTCGGTCTTTCTCAATTCGAACATCCCGCCCGATTCCGACGACGAAGTTGTTCATGTGCGTGAGCATGAGCTGCGGGTTCGAACGATACGTCACCTTGACGGTGTCGCCGTCGCCGATGGAACCGCCCGCATCTCTTGCGATGGTTCCGGCCGCTGCGTCGAGATTATAGTCAGTCCCGTCGATGTACGGAGTCGTCGGCGTTCCGTCCAGCGTGTTGGGAGTTACCACGACATCTTGGACTGGACCGTTGATGAGCGCGACCGCCGTGGTGCCGTTGAGAACGACGTGTTCGACCACGAGCGGCAGGAAGTCCCAAAGCGGGACCGGATTGATGGCGACGCCGAAAGGCCCGACGCTCCCGCCGCCGGCTGCCTGATCGCCGAGCGCCGTCGCTCGGGTCGCCAGTTTCTCGTTGTAAATTTGCTCTAGGTCGGGACTCATGATCCAGCGGAGCAGCGCCTTATTTCGACGAAACTTCGTCGGCATGGCCCGAAGCGCCTTGCTGAAGATGCTGAGCCCGATGTTAGCGCCTTCAGCGTCGACGGTATGGCCGCCGTTACCCAGCTTCTGCCACCCGTTCTGAAGAGCCAGATACGAGTCTTTGACGTACTGAGTCGTGCTGCCGCCGTCGACAATGGCCCCTTCCAGTTGCGCCGGGCCCAGCTGGTCGCCGGTGATGTAGAGTTCCTCGATGTCGTTCGCTGTCTGTGCGGCGAACATCTGTATGATGTGATTTTCCACATCCTCCCCTTCGATGTTGATCTCGCGGAACGTGTCGCCAATCTCGATTGGGACCATGATCTCGCTCGGAGTCAGGGTGATCTTCGAGGTGTTGACGCCCCTGCGGATGCCGGGGTCGCGGGCTTCCGACTTCGGGACCGCCGCGCGGGTGCCGATACCGATCTTGTCGATATCCAGGTCCTCATTTCGGAATCTCACGACGCGCGCATTGTCCTTCAAGGACGTTTCGTCCACGACATAGTCGATGAACTTATCCGACTGCGCCGGATTTAATTTACCCGAACTGGCCAGCGTATCCGCCGTGATGACCGCCTTTTGAACCAGTTCTTCGTTCGTGATCTCAGCCATGATTCTTTACCTCCTATGGTAACTTTTTTCACTACGCCATCACCATTGGACGCGCGTCCTCTACAGGATGCCGCTCCAAAAGCTCTTTTCTGTTTTCTGAGTATCCGTTCCGCCTTCGCCTTCGACGCTCTTGGACGGCATCCTCGTGTCCTCGATTTTCTCGACTCTTTCGCCAAGACTTTTTGTGGTTTCCTGGACGCCCGAAACCACCGCCTCGATTTTCCCCGTCAACTCTTCCAACGCTTTCGCGATGGGAACCGAGCTTGCGCCGTACATCGCGCCCTTGGGCGTGCTTACCGGCGGGGAAGCACCCACGGCGATTTCCATCATCCCCAATTCCTTTGCGAGACCGGTGAGAGCTTCCAGCGCGGCCTTGAACGCTTTTTCGCGCTTGGGCGTGAAGCGCTTCGCCTTCTCGACCGCGAGCGCGAGCGCGCCCAGCGTTTTCTCCACGTCGGCTTCCGTGTCGGCGGCATCCGCTTCGGCGGCATCCGCTTCGGCGTTGTCGTCCTTCTGTACTTCCTGATCGCCTTCCGCCGGTTTTGCCTCGGTTCCTTCCGCCTTCTCCGTGGGCTTTTCCTCAACGTCGCCGTCGGCGGACTTCTCAACCGATTTTTCACCGGCGTTCGAAGCGCTTTCCGCGACCTTGGAAATGTTCCCGATCATCGCGGATACCTGCTCCATGGCGGCCACGATGGCCGCATCATTCGACTTCTGGACTTCGACGGGAACCCTCTCGGGAGACGTGTCCTTTTGGGCGTTCTCTTCGCCCGCATTCTTTTTCACGTTATCGTCGGCCATTTCGCCTACCTCCTCAGTTGTTAAATTTTTGATTACCACGAATTCTTGTTCGTTGGCGCCGTTGTCTACGAGCGAAACTTCGTTTACATCCAACTCAACGAACCGTTGCTTTGCTTTGTTTCCCATTACGCAGCCTTGTCGCTTACCTTTTTGGCTCTCGCCTTACCGCCGATAGAGAAGCCCTTTATTTTAGCGGCCTTCACCAACTTCCAAATCTTTCGATCCCCCACGTAAACAGTCATCACCCAAGAACCCGCTTTGACGGTAGTTCCGTTTATCACCACGTCTTGCGGCGCTATCCACGATTGATAAAGTTCGAATTTGTATTTGCCGAAGATTTTGTGCATGAAACCGAGTTTCGTAGCTTTATTGTACTTCGACAAGAAATTATGGGCGGCTTTTCGAATTACTTCGGCGCTCATAATGTCGCCCTGCGCATCTACAACTTCCGGTTGCAGAACGACACCGGTGACCGTTTGTTCCTCGATGTTGGCTTTAAGCAACGGTACGAAAATGTTCTTCGTAACGCTCTTTTCGTCTTCTTCCTCTTTTTTATCCATCAGTTCTTTCAAACCGCTTCCGACGGATGCAGGCTTCTTCTTACCCGACTCGGCTAAATCGGCGGCGCCTATCTGCTTGGTGGATGTAACGCGCTTCCCCTTTTCGTCGGATGGTATTGCTTTTCGCGGTTTTCCTGGCATCGTCAAATTCTCACCTCAACAACTTTAAGAGTAGACTGACTTTCAAAAAAATAAAAATGTATGAGGCATTCCGTGATGAAGTTGCGCGCTACATTTAAGAGGAAATGTTATACAGGAGAAATATTTTTATGTACGTTGGAAACGCCAACGCGTTTGTCAACTTCTTAGTCTTATGTATGTTGTTACGCTGCGACTTTTACGGGACTGGGAACTGTATCGGTATCAATTCTTCATACGATTCGATTTCGGTTGAGACGTCTACCGTGCACCTGCAACGAAAATGATACGGCGGAAGCGATAGCCCTTGGGCGGCGAGCGCGTCAGAGTCTTTCCCGATCACTTCGGAAGCTTTCGGCCATGGGTGGATTTGCTTTATGTCTTCTGGCTTTTTCGCCCCGTATTCGTTCTGTATCTGTTCTAAACCTTGTTTTACTTCGAATGTAGTTCCTTGTATCGACGCGCAGACAGGGCAAATTCTGGAACCGCCGGGATTGACGATTGTATATTTGGTGATACCGATTTCGGCGAACGAACGCAGTTGCCCGTACACCCTTCCGACCGTCATCGCGTTGGCCGTCAATCCTTCGAAGTATTGTTTTTGGGTGCCCGTGTAGCCTAATGGAGTTACAAACGTACTTAATACGCCCTTGATACGTTCACCCATAAGCTTACCAGCTTGCGTAGTCGACTGCCCTGCTTCCACCATCGTCGTTTTCGCTGTATCTCGCACGGTATCCGAGATGTTGGCATCGTAATGATTCCCTACCCAGAAGACATTTTTCTCTTCTAGCATAGCAATAGCTTGTTCGTCAACTACATCAAATGCTGGTATCGCTCTTGCTTTGGGCTTCTTGGCTTTTGTAACGGTCCTTGTATCGCCTTCAGTTTTGGGAACGTTGAATTGCAGCGAAGCTTTCGTTTGCCCTGTCGCCTTCTTGTGGCCGGCAACCCGAGCAAGACGATAGACGCGGGCCAATTCCGTATTGAATGTTGGAAGCACGTTGGCGGGCCATTTATTCATTTCCCTTCCGACAGCAGCGGCAATTTGCGCGTGCGGTTTAAATTTTTTCGCCATGGAAGCGGCGACACGGACCGCCGCCGCTTTCTTCCTATCCCATTTCACTTCAAGATAACGTCTGAGACGGATTTCGGCTTTGGCTATCCGCGCCACCTCGGTTATGCCTACGACCTTCTCAACGAGAACATCAGCCGATACTAATGCCGCGTAAGCAACGTCGATGCTGTCTCCGCACCCCTTACACATCGTCCGGTACCGTCGTATCCATATCCGCGTCCGTTGTTTCTAACAGCGCTCTGTTCTTCTCTACTTCCAATTCGAAATCCCCGCCGATTCTCTTCTGAACTTCTAATAACGCGTCGACGACGGCTTTCAACGCCGTAACCTGTTGACCGGGTTCCGAAGCGTCGGCTTGATTCTTGACGGCTTCAGCCATCGTCAAACTGAACGGAACATCCGACGGGAATTCGCCCGAAATCGGAGGAAGTTCTTTACTCAGGATGTCCTCAAGGATTTCCCTTGCGATGTCCGGCGTCATACCGCCGGTCTTTTCGGCGCCGCCCAATATCCTTACGAGTTGTTGATTGTCGGTCGTGTTCGGGCTATTGCTCTTGTAACAGTGATAGATCATCCCCATTTCCGGAAAGAGGATGCGATTCATAAAATCGTCCCAATTCAAACGTTCCGGTGCGAAGACTTGTTCATCGGCGAGAACGCGACTTGCTTCCGCCGTTGTGCGGGTGTAATCGTCCGCCTTGCCTACGAAGATTGGAGGCAGGCGCCAAACACGCCGAATCCGATCTTGATTTTTAGCACTGTACTCTTGAAACAACGCGTCTTTATGTTGCTGTTCCGTAAGCGGTTTGATTTCAACCTTGACGTTGGAACCGCTTTCTTCGCCCTCCATCAACTCTTCTGCTTCTATTAAAAGGAATTTGCTGTAATTATCACTTCCCTGAATTTGAGATTCGACGAAATCGTTGATACGGTCAACCGAGCCTTGCGTGAGTTGTCCGTTGCTCACCATGATCGCCATCGAAGGGATATTGTTATTTTTGAACGTCGTGTAGTTGATTTCCTCTGCCGCCCTGTCGCCGAATATCGAAAGGAGATTGCCGATGTATCTAGGAAGTCCGTACGGCGTGCGCGGTGAATAAATAGAAAGATGTACGACTTCGTTCGCCTTGCCCTCTTGTGGATGGCTCTTTTTCACGCGGCCGCCGGTCTTCACGTCATAATCTCTCGGGTCGCCAAATTCCTTGAACCAACTCATCTTGTAGCCGCCGACTGTCGAAAGACTTCGATTGTAGACAACTTTGCTCTGTACAAATTTCCGAAAACGCCGATGTTCTTTTATGGTTTTCGCCTTGACGCTGCCGTCCAGTTGTAGTTCGAGTATTTTCCTATCAACCAGTTGGTAATTATCGTCCAATCGTCCGAGTCTAATCTGGTAACTCGGGAGATGTACGAATGATTGTATCTCCCCGGTTTCGTCTCTTATGATTTCGAAATACGCATTTCCGGTTGTCTCTTTATCAGCTCTCAACTTCTTTCTGAACTCCACGAAACTTTCACGCGTACAATATTGAAAGAAATTCGTGAGTTTGACATTCTCCTTTCGGACCGCCAACTTCACATCGTCCGGCGCTTCTTTCCCGTCGACCTGTTTCTTTATCCTGGAGACAAATCTATGGCCGAAGCCGTCTATGTTGACTTTCATCGTGTCGACACATTGCGTCATTTCGCCGCTGTGTTCCGGAAGCATCGCGAGAGTTAACATGTCGAAAGGCGGTTCTATGACGTCGCCGGCGGCAGCGAGCGTATGAAATGGGTCTTGCGGAATACTTTGTGACTTTCCGGGTTTCCCGCTTTTTTGTACGGAAAAAACGCGCGCGTTCATTTTCCTCATAGTCTTTTGGTTTTCGTTTGAATGGCGCACGTTCGCCGCTTTCTCAATCGAAACCACTTTATCATCTTTCTTTTTCGCTTCCTTACGGGGCATCATCTACCTCCTGGCCTATAACAATCCCGGTTCTTTTCGTCTGGACCGGCGCTTCTTTAGTTTACTCGCTCTCACCGCTAAATCAAGAGCGTCGAACAAATCCTTGTATCGATAGTTCGGAAACAAAACAAGTTGTTCGATGAATAAATGTATATTCCCCCCCTTTTTGAAAAACATCTTACCGTCTTCGAAAAGAGGAGACAACTTCCACGCCCTTGTTATTTTGTCCTTATCTTGGTTGATAGGCTTTAACCTTATGTCGGAATCGTACGAATCTTTGAGATGCTGATATTGAGCTTTCTGATACGCATTCGTTTCTATACAACAGCGAATAGGCTTCCACCGTTCGTAGAATTCAACAATCGATTTTGTTTGGTCTCCAAATCGCGCTTGCTTTTCGAGAAAATCAAGAACATACCGATTTTTGCTACTATCCATTCCGATAACACAGATTGCGAATTTGTCGCCGGTCTCCTTTTCCGTAATAGCCAAATCTACGCCCATGAAAATCTGTAAACCTGACGGCATATTGTCACGGTCTATCACCTGACAATGGTCAAATTGGAATATCTCGCCTTCCATCGCCTTCGTGTCGCATTGGTATTGCGCGTTGAAGATGATGATGCCGGATTTCTTCTTCTTCTTCAAGAACCATTCCGGCGTGTATTTTTCAGGCCACGGACTTCTTCCCTTTTCATCCAACGCCGCGATGATATGGTGGTCATTTTCTAATTCATTAGCGATAAGATGACCATACAAATCATCGTAATGGTAGCGGGTTCCCAGCCTGTGGTGCTCGCCGCGATGTTCCATTTCGTCCGGCGGTTCCAAGGTCGGATCTAACGTCTGATAGTACCATGTTCTTATCTTGTCTCGCTGGTGTTGCGTACGGGAGTTGTCTTCGTCTACAAGGTCATCGCTTATGATGATATCGTAGTGTTTGCCGACAACCTGGGAGAGAACGCCCGTAGTGGTGACGCTCGCTTCTTTCGCCTTCAGCGTTCTCGGCAACACCTCGATTTCGCTATTGTCCCATTTTTTTACCAAGCGCGGATCGTAATACGGTCCGAAAATCTCCGTCAACAATTCATTGTCCTCGAACTGCGCTTTGATTTCCTTCAAGAACGCTTCGGCCGCGCTCGATGTTTTGGAGACGATGAGAATCCTCAAATTAGGATTCTTCAGAAGGTAATGTATAGTCTTGGTTATCGTACAAACGGTGGATTTCCCGGCGCCGCGAAATGCTAACTGTAAGCTGTCGGGGTGTACGAACTGATATTTCATCATGGATAAATGGAACGGTTGTGCTTGGTACCCTAGCACTTCCGTAGCCAATATATCAATTCGATTATTCTTTAAGACTTGGCGCTTAATCCATTCATTTCTGATTTTATTGCAATGGTCAAGCGCATGCGTAAGTTCGCTACGTTCCGCCTTGTCTAGGTTCTTGGTAATCGGTACGACAGACCCCATGCGCCGTACCGTTAAGAGAATTGGTGGCGCTCGAAACCTGATACTAATACATCGACGTTGCCGGCCGCTATCGCGGCCACTTGGACGAAGAAAATTCGACCCCTTGGTTCGATGGTGAATTCGTAAGGCGTATCAACACCGACACCGGCTTTAGCAATTGGCGTGTGTTCTTGGATGAAAGCGCCGTTTCCGGAATTCACCGCTTCGCTCCACCACCAAACTGCAACATCGGGATTAGCACCACTTTTCGGCGCGACTTGGATGTGAGCGTAATTATACATATACGCATTACATCCATGTTTCTTTATCACGTTTGCCATAACATCTGCGGCCGTTACACCTTCGCGATGAAGGGCATATTCGGGCGCTGAATGTGGCGATGATTGCCCCGACATGGTTCCTCCTGTGGACTATTCGTGAGCCGTCCAGAGGATGGTTTCGTCGGCCACATTCAAATCGGTGTCGGCGCCGACCGTGAAGCCGTCGGAAAGCGGCGTGATTCCGTTCGCCGAAAGATAACTGGACGTTCCGGCCGCGACTTGTTTGTGGCCTTCGGCGTCTGCCATCTTGTCCGTCCACGTCAACTTGTCGTGGCTGTCCTTGTTGATGAGTTCGACTTTGCTGGGTCGGAAGCCGACTGTCCGAACGTTTAGCGCAGAACCCGTTCCGAGCACCGAACCGTTTTTGATTCTCGTTCCGCCTGATGCCATTTTTCACCTCCATAAATGTGATTAGCCCTTGACGGTCAGCGCCTCATGGCGTTTTGCGCTTCCCTGTGTTTCCACTGGGGCCGTGGTTACAAGAATAGTTTAATCTCGTTTGGGATTTTAATCTAGTTTTGATTAGTGAAGCTCGTCTTTGTTCGGATGGTGACAAGCGATATGTACGGGAAGCGGCGGAACTGCGCTTGTGAATTCTTCGCCGAACTTTTCGCTCATGGTACTACATACTATATCCAAAGTATTAATCAGGTTTATGAATCGCATTACGAGGTGTTTGTATTGCACGTCGAAGTATTTCACCTCAATCGCGGCATAGCGAATTTGCGCATACATCGCGTTCGCTTCGGGGCTTCTTTCGATAAGGTTGCCGACCGACTCTGTGTTTTCCAGAGTCGCTTTTGCCCAAGCCGCAAATATTTCCAACAAGGCAGCTATATCGGGATTCTCTATTTTCTCGTTCATTACTTCATTCATTTTCTTCCTTAAAGGCTTCGCGCAAACTCCGTCTTCTTCCTTATCGCTTCTTCCGTTTCTTCTTCGCTATCATACTCGCCTTGTCGAAACAGCACTTCACATTTTCCGTTCACGAACACGCACGCTTCTATCGTCCAATAACCGTCGCGTTTCACCGGACGCATATGAAACGCCCCATACGAATTTGGGTCTTTATCCTTCGCGCATCCCAATTTAGAATGTTTCTTCACCGGTAATTTCCAACATCCTTTCCAAGAGCTTCATCAGCTCTTTCGAGAGCCAACCGACTTGAGCAAACGTTCTTGACGACGCTCTATACAACAGAGCATGGTGTGGTTCCAAATTACGTTCTCCCAGCTTTTCCAACATCTCACGTGTTTCCATTCGCTCGTTTCGCCTTCCATTTGTCGCTCTTGAAAAGAGCGCTTTGATCTTCCGGTTTCCTTTGGTATTCTTTCCCCTCCGAAACTACGGAACGGAACATCGCTACATACTCCCTTATCGTCTTGTCGTCAAGCTTTCTTTTTTCAGCTTTCGATTTTTCCACGTCCTCAGCAAGAATAGCGAATTGTCTCGTCCAACTCCCGGCTGTTTCCAAACCATATATCGAGGCTATCATCCCGGCGACGCGCATGAAACGAATCCGTATCTCATTGGCCGCTTCGACACTTTCGCTTTTAGAAAGTATAGGGGCCCAAAAACTAGCATAGTTGCGTTCGAAATATTTATAACTATCATCCATCATATCTTCCCGACTAGCTTCCTAATTTCGTAAGCATACAACCGTATTCTCATCGCCATCGCATCTCGATCGGCGTGGATGTAACACGCGGTCATCCCGGGCAACTTCTTGTTCGTACATCTCCCTAGGGACGAACCGCCAAATTTGATGCTTGGATGGGTACACACTCGATGGATATAAGTACATCGTTCTTCGTCGTCATCGTCCGGGCCTACCTCGAACCGAAACACCCCAGGGTCTTTATATTTGATCTCCATTCCGTACCTCGTATTTATTTACTCGAATCTGACCGGCGCCGATGACTCAATCGACGTCCGCGTACTCCATCGCTACGCTGATCAGATTGTCGTAATTTCCTGTTTTTGACCGCTTCTTGTACTCTTCTATCACGGTACTGGGAACCTTCGCCTTACGCAACGCCCTCGCGACCCTAGACACAACCGAATACGCGTTGGCGTCTTTTCCTATCAACTTCACCTTCGGTTTGCGTACTTCAGCCCCCGGCACTAGATCCATCTTCCAATCCTTGTTTGTAATACGCCGCGTTGACGGCGTCGACGGTTCCGCCGCACTTCTTACAGCGTTCCTTCCTCATCGGTCCCGTTCCGTAAGGCTCGAAATCGTGAGGACGTTTGCATTCGGCCAACGTCTTATGGTTAGCTTGTGCGGCTTTCCAAAGTTGGCCAACCATTTCCCTGTCGACGCCGGTCGCTTTCGACAACATCCCGAGCGGATCATCTATGATTTTATCGGACATTCGCCTTTCCTTTCGCTCGCCGGACACGAGCATTCGTCATTTTTGAAATAACACTTTACGCACCGAATACAACTTTCGCCATCCCATTCGTCTTCTTCGCCGCATACGGGACACGCTACACTTCTTTCATCACAAAAACCGTAAAGTCGCATCACATATCCTTCGGGTCTCGAAACCCCAACCATATCGGTATTCGAGGAAGTTCCTTAACGCCGTGCGGTTGGTATTTGTACTTGAAAATTTTCCCCATATAGTCTTGTTGGTTGTCCCATATTTCTTGTCGAAGTTCCATTGTAAGCCCTTGGCCACTTCCGCATTTGAATTCCACGCCGGAATGTACGTCGCGCGCCAAGAACTTCCCGAGTCTTCCAGCGAGAACTTTTCCGGCTTTCTTACCGGAACGCTTCGCTTGTCCGAACTCATTTTTCTCAAGCGTATTTTGGTTGCTGAGTTGCTCCTCCATCCCGATGACTTCTGCTTCCGAATCGAGGAAAATCTTGAGCTTCAACAAGTACCGTTCCTTCCACGTTGAGCGGCCGCACTTGTACGGGCTCTCCGGCGTGCGTAGGATGACGCCCTCGAATCCGTCGGCCAATACCCTGCGTTCGTATGCGCGCAGTTCTTCGGCCGATTCTATCACTTTAAAGGGGAGTATTTTGATGATTCCGTTAACCTCAGGCGCTGTCTGACGGTACCAAGCCATCATTCGCTCTAACCGTTCTACGTATGGCGTTTCGAGATTTCCATCCGGAACGTAATCGAACATCTGGAAAGTGAACTCGGGTTCCCCGTTGTGCGACATGACGTCGGAAGTTACCTTCTGGAAGCTATTCGATGAGAAAAGCTCCCCATCGGCGCCGACGGGAAGACACCCCTCCAGCGTTGTCCTGATATGGTGGTTCGGTATCGGCTTGAATGAACGGGAAAGAATTCGGCCATCGGGATTCAGACACCGGATTCCGTCCACTTTCGGAGTCGCTATCATCGGCCAATCGAGCGCTTCCAAATCGGGTTCGTAATTCATCCCTTTCGGATTCTTGCTCTTCACTTCAGTAGCCAACATCGGTTTCGTTATCATTTTCGTCTCCTCTGCCTGTTTCTGCGGCAATTCGCTGCTTTGCGTCTTTCGTCGACGTCGTTGAGAAATTCCCCTGCGTCGTATGCCGCCTCTTTCACCTTCTTATCGACTCGGGCGGAATCCGCTTTGCGGCTAATTTTCACACCGAGCGCTTGAAGAGCTTCTATCTTTTGTATCCTCGTTGCGTCGATAGCCATCGCCCGTTCGAGCGCCAGAATCTTCAATGTCTTTTCGTTCCTTTTCGCCTTGTGTCTTCGAGCCATTTATTTCGTTCTCCCTTTCGCGCACGCTTCCATGAGCGCTTTGCAAATATCCTCCGTGTCTACGGGTTTACTCAATACTTGAACGCCCGGACACGTTACGCCGATAGTTCCTGTTTGCACTACCACCGGCAAATCGGTCGATTGGACTACGCGGTATCCGCTGCCTTCGCTCGGGCAATCCCAATCGGTCAACACTGCGTCGAAACCTCCGGACTTTATCGCCTCGACTCCTTCATCGGCGGAAAACGCCAACGTAACGCTTTTCCATTTCCGTCGCAACGTTCTTTTCAGCATCCTTGCGACGCATTCTTCGTCGTCCACAACGAGCAAATTAAGCTCAGCGCTATTCACTTTCGTCTCGTCAAACATCTTCTCTCCCCTTCCCCTTATCTTAGCTGATAGTTTCGGGCGCGGTGATTACGGTTGCCTGAGGATTTGAAATCGGCGGCGGCGCATAGCTGCTTAAAGAAGTCGCTTTGGTGTAGACCGGTTCCCCGAAGAATGTCCCGCGCAACACCATCGGGACGCCATTCATATATTTGATTTTCTCGAAATTTGTTTCGGTATTCATTTTCGTTCTCCCCTTCGAAGGGCGCCTATTCCCTTCGTCTATATTATAAGTATAAGGCTTGTCGAATGTAAGTAAAGGAGAAAATCATACTAAGTACAATATTTTTTGTTATCTCACGTAAACTTCTTCCACACATACTTCTTTTATAACCACGCTTTCGCCCGTTCCGTGCCAGCGATAATCCCGGCCGGTTACTTCGCTGACGATTTTCGACAAACGCTTTGCTACTCTAAGGGAGATAATACAACCAGAATTCACCCATGAAAGAAGCGAAACCGTAACTTTCGGCCGGTCGTTTTCGTCGAGTTCCACTAGGCACCCGATGTGCTTGAATTCTTTACAAATATCGTCCATGGATTTCGAAACAGCTACGATTTCTTTGCTCCCAAAATCTCCGAATACATCGTCAGCGACGTCAAGCGGTTCCGTACCACACGCATTACATTCGAAACGACCGTCAACGCGTCTTCCGCAACACCGACAAATTACTTTAGCCGCATCATCGTCACGTACTACGTCGCCAATTTTTTCATAAATATTCATGACTTCTCCTTATCCCTTTATATAGAAAGGCGAACCCGGATTATTCATCGCGCGGAAATCGTATCCGAGCGAAATGACCGCGTCCATTTCCGTGATATCGTCGGTCGCGTCGTAAATGCCCGCCTTTGCCAACGCGATTCGTTCGGCCTTTTTCCGGCGATACGCGATTTGCGCTTTGATATACTTCGTTGCCAACGCTAATTTTTTCTTAGATTTCGTCATTATTCGCTCTTTTCAACTTCGTCGCCAGCGCGTCGATGGTTCGAAATTATTCCACTTCCTACGATGGAAATAAATCCCGCATCCGTAGAATTCGAAAAGCTTTTAAGGACTTTCGGCCCACGCGTTCTTTTATAAAGAAGAGAATATACGCCGTCATCATCCGTGATCGTCAAAACGCGCGTTTCGCCGGTTTCGAGGTTTCCAAAAACGAATTTTTGAATATTTTTAGACATCGTTCGTTCTCCTTTTCCGGGTTTCCCCTTCGCCTATTTATAAGTATAACTCTTGCCGCGTGGAAGTAAAGAAGAAAATCACATTAAATACATCTTTTATTGTAAGTATTGTAAACGATTAAAGATTTTTCGCTGCCTTCTGGGAGAGGGCGAAATGATCGCCGCAGCCGTATTTCGGGCTCCAATAATTCTTACAACCCATGTAAATAAAACGAGCTTTCGGGTGTTTGTTAATGAGTTGGGCGACTGCTTCGATGACGGGCGTATCGGAAGGAACGGGATTACTCCCATCGAGAACGTCTTCAACGTTGTGGCACAAACAATCATATTTGAAAGAGCGTACGTCCGAACACGTACAATAAAACCAAGGCTTGCCGTCCGGACAAACGCACCCTTCGACGACAGTAACGGGAGCGGTAAGACATTCTTCCAATTTTTTCTCTAATTCGTTCATCATTTTCGTTCTCCTTTTCGGCGTTTCCGCCGGTTGCCCGTTGCGGACGTTTTGGCCGTCCGCCTGCCTTTCGTTTCGAAGTAGCTATGTCATTTTCGTTCTCCTTTTCTTTCCGGGTTTCCCCTTCGCCTAACTATAACATAGCTCTTTGTAAGGCGGAAGTAAAGGAGAAAATCACACTAACTACAATATATTTTGTAATAGACAGAAATTATTAAGAATTAATTTACAGGAAAGATTGTATCGTAGCACGCACTAGTCTCGTATACCTTATATAAGGCATTCAAACAACGGCCGTTGGATTACCGAATCCAATCGATTTCATAGGTGCGCATCCCAAACGTCGCTGGGACGGCCGTCCGCTCGATATTCCGCTTGGAATACGTCACGACCATTCACCAACATAGGTTTTTCGTTCGCCTTCCGAAATCCGAGTTGCCCGCAAGTCGGACACCTCACCGCCGTTCCCTCTACACCGAGACGACGATGGTAAACCGCACAGACTACGCTCCAAGCGTGTGCGCATTCCGTCGCTCTCTCCAACGCGTACACAATACACCTCTCAATCTTTCTCTATCGCGCGGGGCATGACGCTATCGCGCGGTCTTTCGAACTTCTTTCCCAAATACGGGCATTCCTTCCGAACCGGGCAACCGTCGCAAAAATGGGTATTCATCTCCTCCATCGATTTCCCGTTGGCATCCAAATAACACTTCCACGGTTCGCCATGAGGCGGAACCGGAACAAAGTTAGCGGCCAGCATACAAACTCGCTGGAGGGCTTCCCGGCTCTCTTCTTCGACCTTCGCCGGTTCTATAAGGAGCGCCTTATATTCATCTTCACTTAAACAATAACGCATGTTAATCCCCTATCAAATTGCTGTTACCGCAGCAACTAAAAAGCACGCTACAAATAGGACCCCATTCGAGGTTTTCTTCATGAGCGTGCGCGCGCAACGAACCGTTACTGTTCCCTTACGGCGAACATTCAGGGCGGTTGCCCTGGATGACCATTCTTTATTTGCGTCTTCGTAATACATCGTATTTCTCTTTTCATATCGTTTATCCTAACCGTGTTCGTCCGCCAACTTCGCTTTACCAAATTCAACAACGTTTATTCTACTTCTTTTTTTCTTTTTACCACGCGGCGCCCTTTTCTCACCTTGTCTCTTCTTTTTGATCTCTTCTTTTTCCCGCTTTCCTTCTCCTCAACGGCTACATCCGTTTCTGGATTAAGCACCGCTTCTGGAATCCCGCGCCCGCGATGTGTATTTCCAGGAGTCACATCTATTATATCCGATTCTCCATATTTGGATATCATTTCGTTGAGTCCGCCCAAAGCGCCTGTGATTTCTTTCTTGAGTTCCTTGTTCGTAAGGTTGGCGATTACCAGGCCAGCCACCATCTCATTTCTGTTCGGGACTTTTTTGATGAGACCGAATTCCTGTCCGCGCGTTATCAACTTGTCTCTGATTTCGCTTCGCGCGCGTATCGCCCCTACAAGAGCTGTTGCTTGTTTGGTCTTGCGATAATTCGCGATGATGTCGTCAAGCGCCGATATATTGCGAAGTTGGTCTATCATGTATTCTACGTACACGTGTTCGATAGGCTTGGAACGAACTTCATCGGTCTTCACTTCGAACATCGCGACTTTGAGGCTTTCGTATTCGGTCGCCGTCAACCCCATGTCGTCCAAGATGTCGCTTTCGTCTTCCCCGGAACAAAGCAACCCGTAGACTTGTAAAACCGCTTCTCTCATCTGTTCTTTAGTCAGCTTCATTATTCCCCTTTTCGTCTGCCGATTCAAATACAATACGCTCTGTACGTATGCCGGCATTTTCGAATATGTCGGCGGCGAGTTCATCGTGATAGTCTTCCATGTAACAAACTTTTTCGACGCCGCCAAGTTGTATCAAGCGTTTGGCACACATCTTACACGGATACGTTGTCGTGAACACAGTCTTCGGCGTTATCGCGGGTTCCGAACACGAGATGGCCGCGTTCTCTTCTGCGTGTAAACAGCCGCAAGCTCCGGACACTTCCGGTTCGTCGCAGCAATTAGGTAGCCCTGCGGCGTTTCCGTTGTATCCCGACGATAAGACGCGCCGGAAGTCGCTGGAAACAATAACGCAGCCTATTTTGCGCCTAGAACACGTAGAACGCTTGGCAATTATCACCGCCAATTGCATATGGACTTCGGCGAACGACGGACGGCCCGCGATATTCGGCAAGCCATCGTTTATTGTGATCCCTATCGCATCCAACGCGTCGTAAGCTTCGTCAAGCTCGGGTTCGCGTTTCGGTATCAGCGCGCGCGGCGGCGGTTTCAGTCGTTCCGTCGGAACGAACATCGCCCTGCCTTGTGGAATTGGTCTCGGAGCGGGTTCTGTCTCCGCATCGGCGCCGCAAGCGGGACAGGTATGTAATTCGCTTTTTCGCCCGCTGATGTATCCGCACGTACACTCACCGCTGTAGTAGTTGAATGTGTTCACCACCACCTCGCTTTCGGCGGCGATGAGGATGATCGCCCGTAAAACGCCCGCGCCTCGATTCGCGAGCGATACCATTTATAACCGTACCAAGGGATTATGCGTTCGTACCATTTCGGCCGTACGGCATATTGCTCGCCAGCCATTTTGTGTTGCCAAAAATTGAAAAGCGGAAACATCGTTTTGCCTATTTTACCACTTCCAATTGCGGCACTTGATCGAAACCGGACGCCACGAGCTTGGTTCGCACTCTCTTCAGCAACTTATGTCGAAGAATGTTCGGGTCATCTCGAAGGCAACTCGCCCAAAAATACGTAAATGCCCCGTTGTATTTTCCGCCCAGCCACGCGTCGGAGGACAACTGATCGTCAGCGCATCCGGCCCACAACACGCTGTTCGGCGTTCGTCCGTGGACTGCTCGGCGCATCCTCCGAACAGGAAGTTTCATATCGACATGCGGAGAGATGATGTGCTTAGCTTCTCCCGATGGAGTCGTCCGCAAAGCTGTTCCCGAGTGACAGCTGTCGAGAAGCACTTCGATGTAGGCGTCTTCGGGAACGCCCTGTAATATAATCGCCAAATCGTCATCGGTAATGTAACGACCGGCGCCCCAATTCATGTTGTGCGGACAAATCAGCTCGTCTTTTCTGTCCGCCTCGTCGCCGTCTTTATCGGCGACTTGCGACCCGTGGCCTGAGAAATGGAAGAAGCCGATGTCGCCCTTCGCCAATCGCCCGACCAAAGCGTGAAGCTGTGTAATGATGTTAGCCATTGTAGCTTCTCCGTCCTTGAGAACGACGATTTCGTTTGGACGATACCCCAAGATGTCTACCAATATCCCGTTCGCGTTGTCGACATCGTTACAACAACCGCGAAGGTTGTTGCCATTTTCGTACTCGTTAACACCAACGAGTAATGCTGCGTTAGTCATTTTGTCCCCTTTCTATTCTTCTATCCCGAAACATCCGGCGGTCGCCGGACACGACGCCGCCGTCTCCAAACATCCAAAATTGAGTTGCTCGTTCGGAAGCTCCGCGTAAATTGCTACGAGACTTTCGCATCGCTCGCCGCAACCTTCGCCTTCGAGTTGTTTGCCGACCGGAAGCGCTTTCATCACCACCGAAACGCAATCGGTAAACGCAAACCCGGAACACGCCCTCTCGCACTCCGTATCCAATTCCGTTCCAGGCGGTTCTTCCGTATCGACCGGCCCGACTACCTCTGTATCGTCGCCGGTCTGCGTGGTTCCGCCACCATTGTCGAAGAAACCGCCGCAACCGTTACACCCAATACAGAAAACCATCAACATAATCCACTTCATTCTTTGCTCCTTTCGCCCCAGCCGCACCCACTATGCCGTTAGTCAGCATCTCCTAATACTACCGTATTATTTTTCAATTCGTGGGTACAATCATTTAATAAGCATATTTGGCCGCCGGTTACGAACGAGCGACATCGTTCTCGTACCGTCCTTCTTTCTTCGGGAAGGAGAACGACGCTCTCCAGATACTCCTTAGGAGCGTAACGCCCTAAACACCTGGGAACTTACTTATTGGCTTGACGCTATGTTATCGAGACTAAGCTTAACTTAGTCTCGATATTTGCTCGTCTTATATGCGAAGCATGTGCTTGCGAATTCGACAAGGGAAGAAATACCACGATTACTTTCCCTAGAAAAATGCCCACCCCTTAAACGAGCGCTGGGAACTCTTCTTCGCCCTGTAAATTCCCTCGTGCCGTAATTGGTTATCTGTGCGCTTGGTGTTATTTGTGTTACCCCTCTTAGGGATAATTGACACTCTTGGTTCTTGTAACTACATAGCCTTGTGGGTTTGGAGTGAAATGTTTTCTTGCGGTTTGTTTACCGGTTACCTTTGGTGCATTATTGGTGCATTGTATAGCATGGTCCGGTTCGTGTCGTCTTCAGTTCTGCAGTTCCGTCGTCTTGGGTTCTGTCGTCGTGGGTTCCGTCGTCGTGTCGTCGCGTCGTGGAAGCGTGGACTCTATTGGTGCATTATTGGTGCATTATAATAACCGCCCTCCCTGTGGTGGCACGGATTCGGCGGCACCCAGACATACCACGAAAATTCCACAAGGCGGCCGGTTCCTCCACCAGTACCGGGGGCCAGCGCACGCCACCATGACCAAACGACATAGTACCAACACTATGCAGACCAAGCATCTACATCTCAGACATTACAAGACCGCAAGCCCGCTCTCTACGTTATAGCCTACACGCTCTCTTGTAGCGTTACAGAGCGCTGGCAACGGCGAGCTTCCTGCAACGTCGAAGTACCACGTGGAAGCGCCTGGTATCCCTGGACGCTCGCCTGCTAGACAACGTAATGCATGAGGGGTCACGTGACGGTTTGACGATCCACGTGGATACCAGATGGTACACCTGATACTACATGCGCCATAGGTCGAAGCGCAAGCAAGGCAATCCCCAACATCACACAGTCACGACATAATCGCCACGGGGCACGCCACAACGACACAGCTACACCCGATTTTCCCTATACATAAGCATTATCCAGAGGACGTTCTCTTCTTCTTTACCTTCTCAGACTGTGAATAGGGGAGTTACAGAGAGACTATTAGGGCGTTCTTACTTACTCTTTACTCTATTATACATATCCTTCTCTCTTAAGCCTATACGCTTATGTCTCCTTCCTTTCCTAGGGTTTCTGGGGGTATATGGTACAATCTCCTTCTTTCTTTTGTTTCTCCAGCGTTTCGGATTTCTCTTTCTTTGATCTGATCACGCGTGGTGGGATTGATAGGGCTGGTTGGTCTGGTTATGGGTGGTGAGTGGAAATCCCCCTAGGGCTCCTATCTCCCCTATATGGTTGCTTGGTTCTTGGATGAGCTTATGTAGTTAGGTTATTCCTGTTCGCTAACTACATTATACATAGGCTTATACGTCTATCCGTATGAGCGGTGTAAGTAGGTGCCTTAGGACGTTCGCGTTGGTCTCCCTTATACGTACGTAACGCTGTTTGGCGCTCTATGGCGTTATGGTTGGGGTTTCCCTCGATTACCCTACAGGGTCGCGCCTTACACTACTCATAATCTCTTTACGAAAGGCGGACATAATACATTTCGATTACTCTTTTGCTTAGGCATACTACCTCTATCGGGCTCCTGGGAAGAACTTCTTTTTGCGGTCTGTCTCTCTTTAGGGGTTTTCCTATCCATTCCCCTCTTTTGTCTTTCTTCCAGCGTTTTAGGATATGGGATAATGCACCAGGTGGGCAGACTTGATCAATATACGTATAACGTCCCCAAGCTAACTTCTATCGAATATGAGGGCAGCATTTCGTCGAGTTCATCTTCTAATTTCAAAGTCGACAACAAACTTTTTTTCGAAATCAAAAACAAATTATCCAACGTTGGATTATATATCATTATTTCCCTTACGGCCGTACTGGTTACAAGACTAATTAATTGACGACGCGTTACATTTCTAGTCTCTTTTCGAGATAATTCAAAAGTACTCATTTTCGTTCTCCTTTTCTTTCCGGGGTTTCCCCTCGCCTATTTATAACATAACTCTTTGTAGCGTGGAAGTAAAGGAGAAAATCACACTAACTACAACTTTTATTGCTTCTTACCCAAAAACGACATAATATTAACAGAGCTACACAACTGGCGACTTCGACTTACAAGACGCTTCTGGGATACTTCCCTTATCGGGCTATCCTCTCTTTAGGGGGTTTTCCTATCCATTCCCCTCTTTTGTCTTTCTTCCAGCGTTTTAGCTCCTTGCTTGTCTCCCTTCGTATCGGTTATAAAGTTCATTAAATTTATGGTGCTTTTCAATGAGTTCTTTCCACGTGATTCTTCGACTTACAGGGTGTTACAACGGCGGGCTCTATGTAAAAAAC